CGCATCCCGGGACGCCGTATCGTGGTCGACGGTCAGGTGATCTCCTCGACTTGACCGAGGATGCGGTCGCGGATGTTCTCGTACTGCATCATGGCCCGGGTGCCCATGTGTGCGCTGATCGCTACGAGGACTGATCGGGCCGGCCCGTCGATCCCCTGCCACACGCATAGCAAGTGAGTCAGCAGACCGACGAAGGCACAGATCACACTGTCTAGTGCCAGTTCGCCCCACACCCACTTTCGGCCCTTTTGAACCTTGCCGGCGTATTGCGCGAAAGCCGCAAAAATGGATAGTCCGAGTGTCGACAGCCAGGGCGAATACTCAACGATCCATGTCCAGAGGGTTGAAGGTCTTTCCGGCATATTGGCACTCATTTGGGTTTTTCCGGATTCTATCAGATTGAGATTCCGGCTGACCAGCCTCCAGACTTGAAAACCGTCAGTTTTTCCTCGTCTTCTAGGTAAGCCAGCCAGCCCACCCGTGGCGTTCCGAAAGCCCATGCGCTTCCTGTCCAGACTGCGACGTGCCCGGCGTGAGCGACCCACGCACCCGTAGGTGACGCGGCCACGATGTAAGTATCGCCGGCAGCTGGGCTTCCCGGTGGCGTGGCGAGGTCACGATCCTTGATAGACAGATGCGTGGCGAACCGGCCAAGCCACAGCAGATTGTTGTCCATACCGTCTTTCCAGCCAGTCTCGCCGACTGACCAGCCGTAGACCAGGCCGCTCCTGGGTTCTGTTGAAGATGCCATTAGATGCCTCCGTAGTAGTTTCCGTATTGTAGCCCGTAGCCGGCCCGAGCGAACGAATGGTCGAACATCTGCTCGGACGTGTGACCGTCTCTGACAGCTTCCAGTGTGACTCTGAGATTGCCGCCGATATTCGACGACCCATCGCCTAGTTGTCCGGGAGGGTTGAATAGTGTTCCCACCCCCCGGGCCACCCCTTTTGTTATCTGAAAATAGTCGATATAACCGAGCCAAAGACTATCGATAGGCCATGAACAGCCTATCAATCCGACTGACCGTGTAAGGTTTGCCGCCCAAGTGTAAGAACCTACGGGCGCATCATTGATGTACCCGGTAAACACGTCACCCTGTCGTGTCAGTTTAATCTTGTTCCAGCTATTTAACGGAAAGTACCCGGCCTGAATCCGAAAACTTCCGTTGGTATACAGGTAGAGCCCGCCGGCGCCATCCACCCCAAAAACAAAGCCGGTAGTAGACGGATGAGATTCTCGACTGTCAAATATCGTTCTGTAATTTGCGTGGGATTCAAGGTAAGCCCAACATTCAATGGTGAAGTCGCCCGTTCCGAATGTGAAATCCGAACTAGACACCAAGGCGATGTAGTCGCCAGTTCCGTCAAACCGGGCCGAATGTGTACCTTGTTTCACCTGTACGGTAGACACGGCAACATCGCCATAGGCTGTTACCGTGTGGCCTTTTTCGTCCAACAAGTTCTCCATCGGCATGCGGAGAACCACGTTGGCTTCGTATGGATCGACACCCGGCGCAGGAAACACATGGACGTTTGCATAACGCCCATTCTTCGTAAACCGAATGTCGTCCGCATAACCTTTGAGTTTGTAGTTACCGGACGAGTCCATATAATCTACTACGGCTCCGACAATGAACGTCGTGCTCGATGGGTTGTAATTGTACGAACTCGCGTACTGGATTACGGGAATCCCGTCGACCGTAACCGTCATTATCCCGGACTTCCGGTATGCGGCAATGTGGTACAGAACCCCCGTGGCTACGGTTCCTGCTAAACTTTGGTGCTGTACCGAATGGACGTCATAGGTACGCAAGCTTCCGCTTGAATCCGCAAACAAGGCGAACCCATATGTCCAGGCACCGTAGGGTCGAGTGTCGAATAGGCAACTTCCTAACGTATTCGACGCGAACCCGGTGAAATAGAACCTCCCTTCTATGCAGAAGTCGCCTGTTCCAACAGCAAAGTCCGGGCTAGCCGAGACAACTAGGTAGTCCCCCGATCCGTCAAAAGCCAGCGCGTTAACCGGGTTTGGCGCCAGGACGTTGCTTATCGCACAGTTTCCGGCAAAAGTTACCGCATGGCCTTTGTCGTCGACTACAACTCCGCCAGTCAAGGTTATCCGGACAACAACATCGGATTCGTAAGGGTCTGCCGTAACCCCTGTACCAGTCTCTTCAGCGTAAGTGAGTCCGGAAGATGTGGTCGACGATGACTCGCTCTTGACCAAGACCTCATCTGAATAGAACTTCACGTTGTACGTCGTTCCGGATTCCGGTGTAGTCGACGCTTCATCCCATTTGAGCGGCACGGACGTTTCGACAAGCCGGTTACGGTGTGCCCACGTCACGGCGAGTTGTCCCGTGATTACCGCAGGCCAAAGTTGAGTGTTGATCTTTACGTTCGCCGGGCGATACGGACGGACGGCCCGCTTCGTCAGGGTCGCCGAACGAGCGAGGTACAGATCGCCGTCCTGACCGTCTGAGGCCAGCCGGTAGTTCACGGTAGCTCCGACGAGGTGCTCTACTTCGTCGCTGAGATCGGCGTTCCAGTCGAAAGCCCAAACCTCAGTATCAACAGGCCATACCTTCGGCACCGTGTCCAGCATGCCGCGACGAACGACCAAGGGCGACACGCTCTCGACAACGGCGACTTCCGTACCGATCAGCAGGAAAATCCCGGAAACCAGGTCAATTCCAGAATATCCCGACAGGCTCACCGTCGAGGTGACTTCCTGAACGAGCCATGAAGCCAGGGTTCCCCGTCCGCAGGGTTCGACCGTTCCGGAAGATGCGTAACTGGTGTTACCAGCAGCGTCGACTTGTCGCGTGAATACCTCTACAAGTCCGCTACCTTGAGCGAGGATCAGACTGTAGGCTTCCGTATCCGTCACCCCCGAGGCTGCCGCGTCACCCAAGGTACGGGCCCGCGCGAAGTACGGGGCGGTGATAACAAGCGCGTTCGACACGGCAGCAATCTCGGGAACCACAGGCTCCCACAGGGTCGGTTCCGAGACGACATAACTGGACTCGGGCATTTCGAACACGTCTTCGATCAAGGTCAGCTTGATCGCCATTTCGCCAGGCTTGCCGTAGTTCGTCTTGACGATCCGGCACGGCAGCGCGTTGAGTCCGTATTCGGCGGACGTTATCTTGAGTACGTCGCCGGGCTTATAGTTCCAGGCTTTGCGGGATACCTGCATCTCGAAGCTCGCCAACGGCTGCGAAGCCTTGTTCAACTCCCGGAGCGCAGCCCGGATGGCGAGCGAAGACGAACGGATTCCGTAGTAATTCCGGCTGGACGAGATAATCGTCTGTTGCGCTGCGTAGTTGGCGAGGTCGTGGACGGAAACGGTTTCTTCGCCCTCGTTGTCCGGGTTCGTCCAGGTGACGACGATTTCGTTGGTCGTCTCTTCGACGGCTTTGCGATTGAACTGAGTGATCTTGCCGTCGTCTTCGGTCAGTTCCTCCAGCGAGCCAAGGTCATACCCGCCGCGAATCAACCTGATGTAGATTTTCCCGGTTGAAGGGTCGACACCGTAGACCCCGTCGATGTGTTCGAGGACTTCGTCGACGAACGTCTCGACACTGGATTGGCCCGACCACACCATCGATAGCCCAAAGCCCTCGTCGTAGAGGATGTCCGCAGCTTCGGTAAAGGCCGCATCGTCGATCCGGGCGCCGGGGAGACCCATACCCCAATCCGTGTTGGTGAAACACTCGCGGATGATGTGGGCGGGGTTCATGTCGTACTCGTTGTCAGTGACCGAACCAACGGCAACGGCGATGTCGGCGCCGATATTTATAGGAGAGCCGCTCGGAACTGAGTCGATGACCTGGTACACCGCCATGTTCTCCACATGGATCATTGACGCTGGAATGGTGACGCTACTCGCCCCGTAGCCAGGGCCGGCCATCTCTACGCCGTTCCACCAGAAGCGGCAGCCGTCGTCGTGGTACAGGGTGACAATTAGTTCTCTGGGGGTGCCGGAGACGGTAACCCTCTTTCGGAGCCAGATCGAGTTCCCTACGCCCGTGGTGATCCCCGTTCCAATAGTTCGACCGCCGATGGCAGCCGGACTATTGGCGAAGCCTCCGGGGCCAACCGGCCAGTCCGAGTCGTCATGCCCCACGGTTGTGTACTCGACCGGGTTTCCGAAATCAGTTTGGCCGTATGTCAGTTTGTACTTGTACTGGTTGTCCCAAGACACCGACACCGGATCACCGGCAAGCGAACGCAGGAAAATCTCCTTCTTCGCTGAGTACCAGCCTGTCTCCGTCCGTTTTACCTTCGCCCAAATCGAATGCAGGTACGGATAGTTCATCGACCACTGGAATCCGTAACCCGGCGCCCCGTAGAAGAACAGACTCAGGATGTCCCGGAAGCCCGGGGTATCGGCGGAAGTCCGCCCTAGCCGGTTTGCCAGGTCTTCCCGCATGACCTGACCTGCGCGCCCGTGCATGATCTCGACACCGCCGAGCAGCCCGCCCTCCTTCTTCTCGCCGCCGAACAGGTTTTTTTGGTCGATGGTCAGTGTCTCGTTGGAGGTCGACCGGCCCTTCCAAACGGACTTCTCCTTGACGAGAATCTCCAGCAACACGTCGACGGAATAGCAGAAACCGACGTGCAGAGACATCAAGTAGGCAGATACCTGAGTCTTCGCTCCTTTACTTTTCCCGCCCATTTACTTTCCTTTCAACTATCCGGATAGCCAGGGCGTCCCCGGTATCGAGCAGTGTCTTTGCGTCGATCCCGTCCTTGAGAAACGACTTGAAATCCAACCCGGCATTCTCGAACCACTGCTTTATGCCGCGAGCGCAATGCAGTTCCCGGATGTCGTCAACCGTGATCCGGGTCATACCTTCACCGAGTATTCGATCACCTTCTTGTCTCCGTACCAAAGGAAGTTTGGCCCTTTGATCGTAATCGTACCGAAGACCACAGGTATCGGTCGACCGGCATCTGCTGTTGGGTTCTCCATTTCAGTAGCCGACGCGGGTTTCGGCGTCTTCGGCTTTGGCGCGAAGAAGTAG